ACGTCGCGGTCGAGCGCGAGCTGCCGGACAACACCGAGACGGAGAAGGGCGAAGCCGAGACGGGCAAAGAGCGCGTCGAGCCCGTAGACGACGGCGCCTAGTTCTCTCGCGCCAGGCGCTCGAGCTCCGGCCGCCGGCGGTCCTACGATTCCGCCGTGGACGTCGACCGCGAGCTCGAGGCCTGGCGCCCCTTCGCGCTCGCGCTCACGCGCGGCTACTTCATCGCCGGCGGCGACCGCGACGACGTCGAGCAAGAGGCGATGCTCGGCCTGCTCGCCGCGATCCGCGGCTACGACCCCGATCGCGGCGCCTCGTTCCAGAACTTCGCGGCGCTCGTCATCCGCCGGCGCCTGCAAACCGCCGTCCGCCTGGCGCTCACGCTCCGACACGCGCCGCTGAATCAGTCGCGCCGTGGCGCCTACGTCGTCGAGGACGAGCTCGTCGACCTCGTCGAGCTCGAGCACGATCGCCGCGCCGACGTCGCCGAGCTCGTCGAGCAGCGCCTCGAGCTCCGCGAGCTCGTCGACATGGCTGAGCACGGCCTCACCGCGCTCGAGTCGCAGGCGCTCGCCGGCGTCCGCGCCGGCCGCACCTATGCCGACATCGCGGCCGAGCTCGACGTCGACGTCAAGGCGATCGACAACGCACTCGTGCGCGTCAACCTCAAGGCGCGCCGGCGCCTGCTCGAGCTCGCCGCCTGACGTCGCCGCCGAGCTCGCCGGAGCGAGCTGCCGAGTTCGCGACGAGTCGAGCTCGGCGGCATCGCGAGCCTACCGGCGACGCCGGAAAATCCCCCCCGAAGGTCTAGGAGAAACCTAGACCTCGCCCGTGGCTTGAAATGGATCGGCCTCCCCCATAGCAACCCATTCCGGGCTTACACTTAGGGCGTGCCAATCAACCGCGAAGCCGCTCTCAAGGCCTGGAACACTCGCCGCACGAACGAGCTCGAGAAGCTCGAGCGGACGATCGACCGGCGCTACCGCTCGATCGTCGCCGCGATCGTTCACGACTTCCATCCCTCCGGTGGCGGCAAGGTTCAGACCCGCCGCGTCGCCGACTCCGACATCCCTCGCCGGCGCGACGGCAGCGTCGACCTCGGCCGGATGCCCGTCGGCGACGCGGTCGAAGCGACTGACGCACAGCGCGCCGCCGCGCTCGCGCCGCGCCGCACGGCACGCGAGAACGCTCGCCGGCTCGCCGAGGACTTCGTCGCCGCGATCGCCGCCGGCGACGAGCACGACGCGCTCGACTACTTCACCGGCTTCGGCGAGCTCGTCACGCCGGCCGCCGCGAAGGCGATCGTCGAGCTCGAGCTCAAGGCCGCTGCGATTCGCGAGCGGATCACCGAAGCCAAGATCGCCGAGTACGGAACCGGCGACGACATCCCGTTCTAGAGAGAGGAGCACCGTGACCTACTCAACACTCGACGACGCGCGCAGCTACTTCGGCACCGACTTCGAGGCTCGCCTCGTCGATCACGTCGTCGCCGATCGCGAAGTCGCAAAGCTCGTCGCCGACGGCGAAGGCGAGCACATCCTCGACGCCGTCCGCGAGCTCGCCTCGTTCCAGCAGCTCCGGCGGCTCGCGGCTCGCAAGCTCCGCAGCCGCGGCGCGAAGCTCGGCGACATCCAGCTCACCGCGATCGAGTACCTCTACGGCATCCGGCGCCTCGGACCGGCCTCGTGGGGCTCGTTCGAGAATCACGTCAACCGCCGGCACCGCGTCGGCCGCAACCGCGTCGGCCGTCAGCTCGAGGCGCTCGAGGACGCCGGCGTCACCCGCACGACCGTCGACCGCGACACCGACAACGTCACCGTCGAGCTCGTGCTCGCCGGCGTCAAGCGCGCGCCTGGCTCGGCACCGCGGGACCGCTCGCCTCGGTTCTCGAATCACGCCCCCGACGCCTGGATCGACGACGAGGCTCATTGCGAGCTCTGCGGGTCGGGCGACATCCTGCGCCAAGTCGACGACCCCGAGGGCCGCACGCTCACCGTCTGCCCGACGTGCGCGTCTCGCGTCGAGGACGAAGTCGACGCCGCCGTCGGCGACGTCGTGCTCGTCGGTCAACCGAGGCCCGAAGGCCGCGGCGTCCAGGCGCTCAAGCTCGGCGATCGCGTCGAGTCCTGGCGCACCGGCGCCGGGCAGCCTCACGTCGAGGGCACGCTCGTCGAGTGGGTCGACGACCTCGTCACGATCGAGCTCGCCGACGGCAGCGAAGTCCGGCGCTCACGCCGGAACGTCATGCACGTCGCCGATCCCACCGAGACGACCGCCGCGGCCGCAGGCTACTGCGCGTGCGAGGCGCCGGCGATCGACGTCGAGCACGATGCCGGCTGCCGCCGCTGCGGCCGGCCCGTCGACTTCTCGCCGCAGCGCGCAGCGGCGCTCGAGGCGATCGCCGTCGGCCTCCGCAGCGTGCCCGTCGACGAGCCGGCCGATTGGGAAGACCCCGACTACGACGCCGCTCAGCGGCCCGAGCTCGCCGGTCACGAGCTCGACAAGAGCACCGGCATCCACGGCGGCGTGGCCGGCAACTGCGCCAAGTGCGGCGCTCGCATCGCGTGGAGCTCGACCGGCTCTCCGAACGGGCACCCGCGCTTCGTCACCGTCGACACCCTGAGCCCGACCTGCCCAGGCGGCGCCGATCGCCGCGACCTCGCCGAGCTCGAGCACGAGCTCGTCACCGGCACGCACCGGATGAGCGACACCGAGTTCAGCGTCAAGGCTGAGCGGTATCGGCAGGCCGGCGGCTACTGGCCGCGCGGCGTCGCCGACTGGACGACCCCGGCCGGCCGCGAGCTCGCCGCGCGCATCCGCGAGGCGCGCTCGTGAAGCTCGAGCACGCCGACCCGACCTCTACCATTCTGTCCCGCCGTGGGTCAGAACCCCCGACGAACGAGAGGAGCGACATGACCACCGGCTACAACATCCGCGAGGGCTCGATCGAGCTCGCGCGCCGCATCGGCGACGCGCATCCCTACCTCATCCTCGCCGGCGACGACGAAGCCGAGGCCGACACCTTCGACGCCGCGCTCGTCGCCGCACGGACACTCGTGCTCGAGGACGGCCACGACGAGGCCGACACCTACCTCGGCGATCGCCTCGTCGCGACCTCGCGCCGCGCCGACGTCGGCGAGGGCATCTTGCACCGCTACTACGACGTCGATCGGAGGGTGGCCTAGTGAGCCGCCGGCCGATGAGCGGCGCCGAGTGGGGCCGCCTGTACGCCGAGGCCGGCGAGCCCGAGCTCGACGCGCGCTCGGTCGTCTGCCCGACGTGCGGCGCCGGCGTCGGCGTCTACTGTCGCCGGCCGTCGGGCCACAAGGCGACGTCAGCTCACGCGCTGCGATGGGACGACGCCGTACTCGCTCTGCCGGCCGCGAGGCCGCTCATCGCCGCCGGGCTCGACGAGCAGCCGTCCGAGCCGAGCCGGCGCTCGAGGCCGACCGCGCAAGGCGAGCTCGACTTCGTCGGCCGCGACGCGGTGACGTCATGACCGGCCACGAGCTCCGCGTCCTGCGAGCTCTGCGCCCCGGTCCGCTCTACGAAGGCTCGTTCGGGCTCGTGCTCGCGATGCCGGCACCGGACGTTCGCCGGCGGCTCCGATCGCTCAAGCGACAGGGCTACGTCGACGCTCGCGTCCAGCGCGCGAGCGCGCCGACGTGGGAGCTCACCGACGCCGGCCGCGAAATCGTCGAGGCGATGACACCGTGAGCCCGTCACTCGACACCGGCATCTCGTGGACGACGTCGACGTGGAATCCCGTCACCGGCTGCCGGCGCGTCTCGGCCGGCTGCGATCGCTGCTACGCGCTCGAGCTCGCCGGCCGGCTCAAGCGGATGGGCAACCCGCGCTACCAAGTCGACGGCGACCTCGAGCGCAGCGGCCCGGGCTTCGGCCTCACCCTGCACCCGGACCTACTCGAGGCGCCGCTCGCCTGGCGGAAGCCGCGGTTCGTCTTCGTGAACAGCATGAGCGACCTATTCCAAGACGGCGTCGACGCCGACTACGTCGAGGCCGTCTTCGACGTCATGGCGCGCGCTTCGTGGCACACGTTTCAGGTACTCACGAAGCGGCCCGGTCGCATGGCGGCGATCGTCGCGAAAGTCCAGCCCGAGCCTCTGCCGAATGTCTGGCTCGGCACGTCGGTCGAGTCGCAGGCCTGGGCGGACGTCCGCATCCCGCAGCTCGTGAAGACGCCGGCGGCGCTGCGGTTCCTGTCGGCCGAGCCGCTGCTCGAGGAGCTCGACCTACACGGCCGGCTCGACGGCATCGGTTGGGTCATCGTCGGCGGCGAGAGCGGAGCTCACCTTCGCCGCGAATGGCGCGAGCGCGCGCTCGTCGGTCCCGATCCCGCTGGCGGTTGGGTGCCGAAGGCCGAGTGCGTCGAGTGGCTGCGTCTGATTCGCGACGACCTCGCCGACGCCGGCGTGCCGCTGTGGTTCAAGCAATGGGGAGGCCCGGGCCCGAACAGCGCCGGCCACCTTCTCGACGGCAAGGAAATCTACGAACGCCCGGACCCGCAAGCGGTCGCCGGCGCTCGCCTGTTCTGACGAGAGGAGAGTCATGACGACGAACACCGACACGCGCGCCGGCCTCACCGTGGGGCTGCGCGTCAACTTCGACGAGGCCGACGCCGGCGACATCGAACGCCTGGCGCTGGCCGAGGATCGGTCAATCGCCGCCGTCATCCGGCGCGCGGTCAAGCGCGAGCTCGAGCTCGCGAGAAAGGACGGCCGGCTATGACCCGCGGCGAGACTTGGCTCGCGATCGCCGGCGCCTTCGCGGCGCTCGCGATCATCTACCTCGTCGTCGGCCGAGCCGTCGACGCGGCGCTCGCGTGGTGGTGCAACCTCCCCGCCGGCGAGCCCGTCGACATCGGCCGGCTCGTCGACTTCCCGACTCCGACCTCGAGGCCGTCGCTCGCCGAGTCGGCCGGCGCCGCCTACTTCGGCGCATGGAGCGACGCCGAAGTCTCCGGCCGCGGCTACGCGCGCAAGACGCTCACCGACGTCGACTTCTCGACGCCGCATATCGAGCTCAAGCTCGGCACCGTCTCTGGCCTCGAGCCCGACGACGTCACCGTCGTCGCCGGCACGATCGGCGGCGGCCTCGAGCTCGACCTCACGCCGTCGGCGCGTCTCGAGCGCCGGCATCTTCGGCTCGTCGACGACGAGCCCGACACGAAGGGAGCAGCATGATCCGCACGACCATCATCGCGGCGATCGCCGCGCTCGCGCTCGTCGCCGCATCGCCGGCCTCGACCGCGAAGCCACCGAGATACGACCTCGAGCTCGTCAGCGTCGTCTACTCGGCGCCGGGCGTCGGCACGGCGACTTTCACCGTCACCGAGCCGCTGCATCGGGCGCATACCAATCGCTACTGGTTCGTTGCGCTCGTGACGTCCTGCGCCGGCGACGTCAGGCTCGGCGGCGCGGCGTGGGTCGCGCCGGACGGGCAGCCGTACAGCCTGGCCGGCGACTTCGTCGGCACCGACTGTTCGGCCTGGGTCTACCGCTCGGCGCGCGGCGACCTCTTTACGCCTGAGTCCGACGTCGTCTCGTTCGCATGAGCGGTTGGCCTGGCGACACCGGCGACCACCCGGCCGAATGGGGCGCCGGCCTCGAGCCGCGCGATCCCGTTGACCCGATCGGCGGCGTCGACGAACAGGCGCCGGCCGGCATCCCGACCGCCGGCGCCGTCGGCCTCGACGCGATCATGCTCGCGCTCGCGACGATCGCCGACGAGCTCAAGCGCATCGCCGACGTGCTCGAGCGCGTCGACGAGAAAGGCGTCACGACCTACGACGGCAACGTCATCTAGCTCCGCTAGCACACCGACGACGGCCTCGAAAGGGGCCGTCGTCGCGTTCTCCGGCCGTCTCCCGCCACCGCGCGCCGAGCTCGACGCGGCGCATCGCCGTCCGGCACAAGGGCTTACAATCCCGCGCCGTGGACGTTCGCGCGATCCCGCTCGGCAAGCTGCGCGTCGCCGAGTGGAATAGCAACCGGCCCGGCGCCGAGCTCATCCGCAAGACGCGCCGCTCGATCGAACGCTTCGGCCTCGTCGCGAACCTCGTCGTCAGAAAGCACCCGACGCGCCGCGGCGCCTTCGAGGTTCTCTCCGGCAATCACCGGCTCGAGCTCCTGGCCGAGCTCGGCTTCGACGAGGCGCCGTGCGTGGTCGTCGACGTCGACGACGCTCGAGCTCGGCTGCTCGCCGCGACGCTCAATCGCGGCGGCGTGAATGACCCGATCGCCTACGCGCAGCTCGTCGCCGATGTCATCGCCGAGCTCGGCTCGACGGCCGAGCTCGAGGAGCTCCTGCCCGAGACGCCGGAGTCGCTCGACGTCGCGCTCGCGCGCCTCGAGGCTCTGCCCGAGCGCGTCCCGCGAGACGACGCCTATCCGCTCGTTTCCACATGGAAACTCGGCTTCAAGCTCGAGGCCGCGCTCGCCGCCGATCGGCACGGCGCGCTCGTCGGCGGCGAGGACGCGGCCGCGATGTCGTGGTGGTACGGCCACGTCTTCGACAAGGTGCTCGAGCTCGGCGCCGGCGGCTTCATCGCGAAGCTCGACTACGTCGACCTCGACGACGTCGACTTCGACCTCGAGGCGCTCATGGCAAGCCCGGACGTCGACGGCGCGCCGCGCGCTCGAGTCTTCGCGATCGTCGGCGCCACGAAGCGCGCGCTCACCGCTCGCGTCTCGAAGGCAGCGAAGGCCGCCGGCGCCGAGCTCGAGCGCCTGGCGCTCGACGAGCACGACGACCTCGTCTTCGGAGCATGGCGCTCGACGTCGTAGACATCGCGCTCGACGAGCTCGAGCCGGCGCCGTGGAACGCGAACAGGCTCACGCCGGCGATGCGCCGCAAGGTCAAGCGGTCGCTCGACCGCTACGGCCTCGTCGAGAACCTCGTCGTCCGCCGCAAAGATTCGGCGGAAGCTTTGCGCTACGAAGTGCTGTCGGGAAATCATCGGCTCGAGCTCCTGCGCGAGCTCGAGCTCGCGACCGCGCCGTGCGTCGTCGTCGACCTCGACGATGCCCGGGCCCGGCTACTGGCGCAGGCGCTCAATCGCCGCGGCGTCGACGAGCCCGAGCTCTACCGCAAGCTCGTCGACGAAATGCTCGTCGAGCTCGACGTCGGCGACCTCACCGCACTCCTCGACGAGACGCCGCGATCGCTCGACCGCGTCCGCGCCGGCCTGCCTCGAGCGAAGCCGCTCGACCCGTTCCAGGCGAAGAAGGCCGCCGGCATCTATGGCGGATTCCTCGGCGGAATCGAATCGGGGAAGCTCGGCTACCGGCTCCTCGCGATCGACCAATGCGAACACCGACGCTCGGCGCTCGAGCTGTTCGCCGGCGCCGGCGGCCTCTCGTGGTGGTATCGCCGACAGTTCGAGCGCGTCGTCACCGTCGACGCCGATCCCGCGCACGACGTCGAGCACACGAGCTCGGCCGTCGACTACCTCCGCGCGAACCTTCTCACCGACGGCCCGTTCGACTTCGTCGACCTCGACGACGAGGGCTGTCCGTGGCTCGAGCTCGACACCCTGTTCGAGCTCCTGGCCGGCGCCGACTGGCCGCCGTTCGTGCTCGCCGTCACCGACGGCTACGGCCTCGGCGCGCGCATCCGCGGCGCCGTCGACCTCGAGCGGCAATACCGCTGGCCGAGCTCCCGCAAGCGCGCTGACGGCAACGTCTACGACCTCCTGCCCGAGCTCGTCGATCACGGCGTTCGAGCTCGAGCCGACGAGGCTGGTTGTCGCGCCGAGCGGATCGCGGTAGCCTGGCGCCGATCCCGTCGCGCCGTCTACGGCGCCTGGAAGGTGAGCTCGTGAAGAAGAAAGACCGCGAGAACGTGCGCCGAATCCTCGCCGGAGTGAAGCTGTCGATCGTCCAGCGCCTCGGCGACGGCGAGGACAAGGGGCTCGTCTCCGAGCTCGCCGCCGCGACCGACCTCGAGCAGCGCCTCGACGACGAGGATCACTTCGAGGAGCTCGTCGAGCTCACGAAGGGCAAGCTCTGAGAGGCCGACCGCCGACACCGACCGAGGCGAAGCGCCGCGCCGGCAACCCCGGCAAGCGGAAGCTCCGCTCGCGCGCCGAGACGACGTCGATCGCGCCGGCGAGCTCAACGACGTGGAACGTGCCGAAGACGCTCGGCTCGGCCGGCGCCGCGTCCTGGCGCTACCTCGTCCCGATGCTCCGGCGCGCGCGCCTACTAGACGCCGTCGACGCGCTCATGCTCGAGAACCTCTGCGTCCAAGTCGACCTCGCCGCTCGAGCTCGAGCTCTCATCGCGAAGGAAGGCACGATCGTCCTCGGCTCGAGGAAGCAAGTCGTCAGGCACCCCGCCGTCGCGATGCTGAACGAAGCCGTCGCGATGCAGCTCCGACTAGGCGAGCAGTTCGGCCTCACTCCGGCCGCTCGAGCTCGGCTCGACGTCTACGGCGCGACCGATCCCGCCGGCGAAATGGAAGACGAAATCGGGAGCTCGCGACGGCTGCGCGCGATCGAGGGAGGCAAGGCATGAGCAAGGGAAAGAGCCGGCGAAATGCTGGCAAAAAGCCGGCACGCCGGCCTCGCGTCAAGACCGTCGCCGAAGCTCGAGCTCGAGTCGCCGAGCTCGAGGCGAAGCCGGTGCTCGTCGACGAAGGCCGGCCCGTCGCCGGCGTCCTGTGGGTTTGCGCGCAGGCGCAGCACGAGCTCCGCATCCGCGCGACGGTGAACCTCGCCGCCGCTCACCGGCAAGGGCTCCTCGAGCCCGGCCGCATCTTCGGCCCGATCGCCGCCGGCACGACCTCGTGACGACGAAGACGCGCTCGCGCTCGAGCTCGCGCCCGTTCCGCAAGCCGCGCCGCACCGACGGGCCGCATTACGCGCGATTCGCCTCGCGCTATTGCAGGCACACGAAAGGCGTCTTCGCCGGCAGGCCGCTCGAGCTCGAGGCCTTCCAGTCGAGCCGGTGGGACGAGCTCCTCGAGCTCGGCGCGGACGGCCGGCGCATCTACTCGACGTCGGTCGACGGCCGGCCGCGCAAGAACTACAAGTCGACCGAGCTCGCCGCCGGCGCGCTGTATCTCGCCGGTCCCGACGGCGAGCCCGAGGCCGACGTCTTCCTCGGCGCCTCGGCGCGCGATCAAGCCGAAGTCGTCTTCGGCCAGGCGCGCTCGATGGTCCAGTCGAAGGCCTCCGACCTCGACCGATTCTTCGACGCGAAGCAAACGGTCATCCGCTACCCGCGCACGTCGGGCTCGATCCGCAAGGTGTCGGCCGACGGCTACACCGCGCACGGCCTCAACCCGCACGCGGTCGTGCTCGACGAGCTCCACGCCTTCCGCACCGAAGGGCAGCTCGAGCTCTACCGCGCGATGACGACCGGCCAGGCGCTCCGGCGCGACCCGCTCGTCATGACGATCACGACCGCCGGCTTCGACAAGGCGACCCTCCTCGGCGAGCTCTACGACGCCGCGCTCAAGCTCCCCGACGCGCACCGCTACGGCAAACACGGCGCCCTGTTCGTCGGCCGCGATCGCGACGCCGGCCTCCTGTTCTCGTGGTACGGCGCGCCCGAGGGCTCGGACATCGAGAATCGCGAGCTCTGGCTCGAGTGCAACCCCGCCGAGCACGTCACGCTCGAGTACCTCGAGCGCCAATGGAAGCTCGCGCAGACCGGCGCCGGCGGCCTCACCGTCAACGACTTCTGTCGCCTGCACCTGAATATGTGGACCGCCGCCAAAGACCGCTGGATTCTCGACGAGGACTGGAAGCTCACCCGCTCCGGCATCGCGATCCCCGCTCGAGCTCGCATCTACGTCGGCGTCGACGCCTCGATCACCTACGACACGACCGCCGTCGCGTGGGGGCACCGCCTCGAGGACGGCCGCGTCGTGCACCGCTGCCGAGTGTGGTCGACGCGCCAGGACATCCCGCACGACGTCTTCGTGCCCGGCGGCCGCATCGACCTCGAGTTGATCGAGGACTTCGTCGCCGGCGAGCTCGCGACCATCTACGCGATCGAGGCGCTCGTCTACGACCCTCGATTCTTCGAGGACACGGCGACGCGCCTCTCGAAGCGCGGCGTCCGCGTCGCGCCGATGCAACAGGGCTCGGCGGATATGTACGACGCGACGCAGCACTTCTACTCGGACGTCCGCGAGCGCCGCGTGCTCACGGCCGAAGACGCCGGCGGCGACGTGCTCGAGCGCCACGTCCAGGCGACCGCCGCCGTCAAGACCGAGCGCGGCTACAAGCTCTCGAAGCTCCGCTCGAGCCGGCCGATCGACGCGACCGTCGCCGTCGTCATGGAGCACGCGCTCGCGCGCGGGAACGTCGGCGTCTCGGCCTACAACGATCGCGACCTCCTCGTCATCGGCGGCGACGACGGCTTCGAGGACATCGTCGCCGACATGGCCGAAGACGGCGACTACGACCTCGAAGACGACAGACTCGACGAGTGAATCCTCGCGCACGCACCTTTGCGATCCTCGGCCTCGTCGCCGGCTTCGTGCTCGTCGTCGTCGGCCTGGCGCTCGTCGCCGGCGCCGGCGTCGCGCTCACCGTCGCCGGCGCGCTGCTACTCCTCGCCGGCGTGGACATGGTTCGATGAGCGTCCTGCGAGCTCTCGTCGACGACGAATACGCCGAGCAGCGCGCGACGCTCGCCGAGCCCCCGGATTGGATGTGGGACGCCTTCGGCGGCACGAAGTCGGCGTCCGGCGTGACGATCAACCAGCGCACCGCGCTCGAGCTCGAGACGGTATGGGCCTGCGTCCAGCTCATCGCGTCGTCGGTGATGTCGATGCCGCTCGTCGTCTACCGCGGCACCGGCCGCAACCGCGAGCGCGCGAAGACCTCGCCGCAATACAAGCTCCTCCACGACCGGCCGAACCCGTCGACGCAGCCGGACGCCTTCGTCGAGTCGAGCCTCGCGAACCTGAACCTATGGGGCAACTACTTCGCCGAGAAGATCAAGGCGAACCTCAACGGCCGGCCGGTCGTCGGCGAGCTCTGGCAAATCCCGCCGGGCAAGGTGACGGTCGAGCTCGACGCGCGCGGCGCTAAGCACTTCTCGATCGACGGGCATCCGCGCACGCTCACGTCGCGCGAAATCCTGCACATCCCGGCGTTCGGCTACGACGGCATCCGCGGCCTGTCGCCGATCGCCATATTCCGCGAGACGCTCGGCGCCGAGTCGGCTCGCGCCGAATGGGGCTCGCGCTGGTTCGCGAACGCGGCGAACCCTGGCGGCGTGCTCGAGACGGACAAGATTCTCGACGAGCACGGCGCGAGAAAGCTCAAGCGCCGATGGGAGGCCATGCACCGCGGCCTACGCAACTTCGGCCGGACGGCGGTGCTCGAGGACGGCGTCAAGTGGAAGCCGATGACGATGCCGCTCGTCGACCAACAGTTCATCGAGCAAAGCCGCTTCGGGGTCAACCGCATCGCGCGCATCTTCCAAGTGGCGCCCGAGAAAGTCGGCGGCGATCGCTCCTCGAGCTCGATCACCTACGCGAACGTCCAGTCGGCGAACCTCGACTTCGTCGTCATGTCGCTCCTGCGCTGGATCACGCGGCTCGAGCAGGGCTTCACCTTCGACCGCGACATCTTCCCCGAAGGCCTCGACCTCTATCCCGAGTTCCTCGTCGACTCGTTCCTGCGCGGCGCGCCGCTCGATCGCGCGGCGTTCTACGAGAAGATGCACGCGATAGTGACTCCCGACGGCGTGCCGGCGCTCACCGTCGCCGAGATTCGCGAGGCCGAGAACCGGCGCGTCGCCGGCGACGACCTCGAGCTCGAGCCGCGCGAGCCCGAGCCGGCGCCGACAGACGAACCCGACGGGGCCGGCGCCGCCGGCGCGAACGGAGCCGGCGCCGTCACTCCCGGCTCGCTCGTTCCGGCCTAAGCGCCGCCGACGGCCGATAGGCTCGGCGATGCCCGAGCTCGAGCTCACGACCGAAGACCTCGCCGCGATCGCACTCCCGCCGGCCGAGCGCCGGTCGGCCGCGCTCGACGACGTCGAGCTCACCGAGGACGACGACGAGCTCGTCTTCGAGGGTCACGCCGCCGTCTTCGACACGGTGAGCGACGACCTCGGCGGCTTCCGCGAGCAGATCAAGCGCGGCGCGTTTCGCTCTGCTCTCGCCGGCGGCGCCGACGTCGCGTTCCTCGGCCTCAATCACAACGAGGCGCAGCCAATGGCGCGCTCGACCGTCCGCTCGGGCCCGGGCTCGCTCGCGCTCAAGGAAGACGCGACCGGCCTCGCCGTCCGCGCGCACCTAGTTCCGACGCAGCCGGCGCGCGACCTTCGCGCGCTCGTCAAGAACCGCGTCGTGACCGACATGAGTTTCGGCTTCGAGATGGACCGCGTCGACGACGCCGGCGCCATGTACCCGCTCGAGCAGGCGCCCGGTCAGAAGTGGTCGAAGCACCCCGACGGCTACATCCTGCGGACGATCACGAAGTTCGCGAAGCTGCTCGACGTCACGCCGGCCGATCGCCGGCGCGCCTACGGCGGCACGGCCGCCGCGATGCGCTCCCTCGCCTGCGGGGTCGAGCTCGTCGACGTCGCCGGCGAGGTTCACCGCGACGAGCTCGTCGAGCTCGCCTGGAAGATTCACCGCGGCGAAGTGGCCGCGACCGACGACGAGCGCCGGACGATCGACGCCGTCTTCTCGACCATCGACACCGTCTCGCCGTGGATCGCGGAGCGAGCACTTCGGGCTACTTCCCAAGAGCCGGAGCTGCGGGCCGCGATTCCTGGGAAGGTCGTGACGCTCACGTTCGCCGACGCCGAGGGTGACGCGGAGACGATCCCGTTCCGCCTCGCAGCTCGACGTCGACGGCTCCGCGCGCTCGGGGTCACAACCTCAACGTAGGAAGGGACGACATGGATCGCTCGAATATCAACCAGCTCCTCGAGGAGCGAGCCGGGCTCATCGAGGAAATGCGGACGATCACGGTGACGGCCGAGGCCGACAGCCGCGACCTCACCGCCGAGGAGGCGCAGGAGTTCGATCGCCGCGAGACGGCGGCCGACGAGCTCGAGCGCCGAGCTCGCCGGATGGAGAAGCTGCTCGGCGTCACGCCGGCCGGCGGCCGCACGATCAACGCCGACGACCCGGACGACGGCGGCGACGGCGGTGACGGCGGCGAGCCCGAGCCCCCGAAGACGCTGGCCGAGTTCCGCGAGCGGCGCTCCGGCGTCCGGCCGCAGGACGAGGCCGAGTATCGCGTCGCGTTTTACAACTGGATCACGGCGGCCGACTCGAGCGCCGTGACCCACGAGGAATACCGCGTGCTCTCGAAGGCGTCCGCCGGCGCGGGGCTCAACCTCGTCCCGACGGACTTCCGTAACGAGCTCGTCAACGCGCTCCGCGAGTTCGGTGTCATGCGTCAGATCAGCCGAGTCATCACGACCGACTCGGGCGAGACGATGCAGATTCCGAGCGTCACGTCGCACGGCACCGCAGCGTGGACGGCGGAGAACGCGGCCTTCACTCCGAGCGACGAAGTCTTCGGACAGGCGTCGCTTTCGGCATACAAGGCCGCGACGATCATCCTCGTCTCGGAGGAGCTCCTCGAGGACAGCGCCTTCGACCTCGAGGCCTACATCCGGCAGGAGTTCGGGCTCCGCATCGGCATCCTCGAGAACACCGCCTACGTCGTCGGCGACGGCTCCGGCAAGCCGACCGGCGTCGCGACTCAGGCCTCGGCCGGCGTCTCGTTCGCCGGCGCGGCCGCGATCACCGCGGACGAGCTCATCGACCTCTACCACTCCCTGTTGTCGCCGTACCGGCGCAACGCCTCGTGGGTGTTCAAGGACTCGACGATCAAGCTCGTCCGCAAGCTCAAGGAAGGCGGCGCGACCGGGCAATACCTCTGGCAGCCGGGCCTCGTGGCCGGCGCGCCGGACACGCTGCTCGGCCGTCCCGTCTACGTCGACCCCGACATGGCGGCCGCGACGACCGGCCTCATCTCGGTCCTGTTCGGCGACTTCTCGTTCTACTGGATTCGCGACGTCAACGGCATCGCGTTCCAGCGCCTCAACGAGCTCTACGCCGCGAACGGTCAGGTCGGCTTCCGGGCCTACCACCGCACCGACGGCAAGCTCATGAACACCGCCGCCGTCAAGAAGGGCACGCAGGCGTAAGCCGGCGAGCTCTCCGCAACCGGGCTCGAGCTCGGCGTTGACTACGAAGGCGCCGAGCTCGAAGCTCAACCCCCGAAGGGAGACAACGAGACATGGCAGAAAGCAAGGCAAGCGCCAAGTCGAAGGCAGCGGCCGCGGACGGCGACGAGCAGTTCGAGAAGGTCGTCGCCGACGGTGCTGGTGTCACGATCACGAACGAGACGCCGGCCGAAGCCGACGAGACTTCGGTGCCGAACGCGATGGACGCGAAGGCGGACGACGCACCCGTGCGGACGAATCGCCCCGACGTCCCGATCGCTCAGGTGCTCGCCGCCGGCGCCGGCGAGCATATGCCGAACACCGACCCGCACATCGGGGCCGATGGTCGGTTCTACGCCGACGCCGACGAGGCTGCCGCGACGCGCGAGGGCGTCGTCTAGTAGCAGCTCTAGGGTGGGGGGCCGGCGATCGCTGCCGGCCTTCCCACCGACCTATAGACAGGAGGTTCGCGCCCCATGACGACCGAGACGAAGACACGATCGCGCAAGCCGCCGGCGGCCGAGCTCGAGAACGAGCACGGCGTCGAGAAGGGCATGAGGCTCACGCTCCTCACGAGCCGCGCCGTTCAAGTCGCCGAGGAAGACGGCCGCGCCACGATCCGCTCGTGGGACGAAGGCGATGAGCTCGTCGTCGGCGTCGACGTCGACGTCGACGAGGCGATTCGGATGCTCAACGCGCAGCTCGCCGAGGCCGTCTCCAATCCGCCGGCGCGTTCCGCCGGCGAGCGCCGATAGGCCTCGACGATGCTGCTGCGAAAGGAATATGCGAAGGACGACGCCGGCGAGCTCGAGCTCGACGACGACGGTAATCCGACCGTCACGCACCTAACGATCCTCGAGGCTCCCGACGTCGGCGGCGCGCACCACTTCTCGCCGAGGCTCGTCGAGCGCGGGATTGCCGACGGCTGGCTCGGCGTCGGCGGTGGCGAGTTCACGGTCAAGACCGCGAAGGGCAAGGCCGACCTCGTCTTCAAGATCGTCGAGCCGCCGGGAACCTTCTGCGCTCATTGCGGCGAGCGTATGTCGAGCTCGCCAGACGCGCTCGCGCACATCGCCGCCGAGCATGACGGCGAGGATTCGCCCGACGCGCAGAACCCTTCGGGCTACCGGGTCGACAACTACTACCGAACCGAGAGGGCGAGCTAGTGGCCGACTTTGTCTTCAACATCGCGAAGGGTCGAGCGGCACAGTTCTACATCAACGTCGACACGAACACGCCGGCCGGCGCCGAGCTCGTCGTCGCCGTCCTGGCGACGTCCGGCGTCGAGGCCGACGACACGCTCAACAACGCGGACACCTTCTCGGCACTCGTCGCCGGCGCGACGAACTTCGTCACGAACAGCGGCTACGCGCAGAAGGTTCTCGCCGGAGCAGACCTCACCGCCTTCGCGCCCGACGACACGAACAACCGCGTCGACCTCGACATTCCCGATCAGACGTGGACGGCCGTCGGCGCCGGCGACGGCTGGAACGACGTCGTCACCGGCTACGACCCGGTCGGCTCGCAGACGGCGACCGACATAATCCCGATGACGCAACACGACTTCGTCGTGACGCCGGACGGCTCGGACATCACCGCGCAGATCGCCGCCGCAGGCTTCTACCGGGCCGCCTAGCGGGGCTCGCCGATGGACGTCGAGCTCGACGTCCGCGTCCGCTCGATCGCCGAAGCCGAGCGACATATCGCGTCGCTCGCCGTCCGCGTCGACGAGCTCGAGCGCCTGGTGCGCGACCACGCGCAGCGGTTCGACACCTTGCAGACGCCGGCCTGGCGCCGGCTCGTCTTCCGCCTCGACGGCTGGCCGGTGCGCGACCTCAACGCACCGGCGCCGTCGTGGCGTCCGTGGCGTCCGTGGTGGAGAAGCTAGGTGGCGACTCAGCTATTCCTCACGAACGAGGTTGTCGATTCGCACCTAGGAACGCG